TGATCGATATGACTCTAGAGAAACTTGAATTTAATACCACGCTTGTTAATAAAGATTTTATAAATAAACGTGTAACTATTTATTACCCAAAAGAAAATAAGCAGGAGAAGTAATGTGGGGGTTGGACAAGGATGCTAAATGCGATATTTGTGGGCGTCAGCCTCATTCTGCATTTTATAAAGGCGATGAGCTCATAGAAAAATACTGTGATGATTGCAACCCTTATGGCAAAGAAAAGGAGAGCGAATGGCCTATAGACTTTATGAAGAGCTTCCCCAAAAACAGACTGAGACTGAAAAGAAAAACAACCCATTAGTATATTTACTTACTAGGGTGGGCCAGGTTGAATCAAAACATCACGCTGACACTTGGGTCAATAAAGATAGTTTAAGACGTTCGTGGAGTGAGCATGTGGAATAGAATCAAGCCTATTAACAATGGTTTAAATATAAAACCTGAAATGCCCGAAGAGGGACAAGAAGTGTTGTTTTGGGATGATGGTGTTCATATGGGTTATTATCAAGTGGGTCAATTCTTTGATAAAGAATACAGAGCATGGGAGCCCACTCATTGGCAACCACTCCCAGGTGAGCCATTTAACCACATTGAAGGTGAATGCACCCACAAAGAATGTGTTAGTTATTGTCCGTCATTGGAGAAAGAATGAACTGGGTTCAAGTTAGGCATAGATTACCCGAATCATATAAAAAGGTTTTAATTGCATGGCCAGATAATGTATATATTGGAATACAATTTGATAACAAGTTTCAATATTTAGATGCAGATGGTACTTATTCGCCATATTTTGAGCAACCTATGCATTGGGCATATTTACCCGAGGTTCCTAAGTGAAAGTTGAAATTAAAAATGTTTATAATAGATATTGTGAATTATGCAAAATCAAACAAGAAAAAGATGGTTTAGATTATATAAGGGAATTAGATCTTTTCGTATGTGAGTCTTGTAAAAAAGAATACTTTGATTTATTAGAAGCATTTAATACAAAGTTTGTTTATGAGAGGCAAACTGATGAAAGTAGAAACTAAAATACATTTGAGCAAGTTCATCGCACGGGATTATCAACGTCCCCTTATTGAAGCTTTTAATTCTGGGAAATATACCCGATTTCTCGTTGTATGGCCTCGAAGAGCTGGCAAAGACATTTGTGCGTTCAATTTAATATTGCGTGCTGCCTTGAAGAAGGTTGGGGTGTATTTCTATATCTTTCCAACATATTCACAAGCTAAGAAGTGTATCTTTGATTCCATTACAAATACAGGTGAGAGATTCTCTGACTTCATACCTGCTGAATTACTTGCTGGAACAAACTCAACAGAGCTTAAATACAACCTATCTAATGGCAGCCTAATACAACTTGTTGGTTCAGATAACATTGACAGCCTTGTAGGTACAAACCCTCAGGGAATAGTCTACTCAGAATACGCACTGCAAAGCCCACTGGCTTATCAATTTCTAAGACCGGTGCTTTTAGGTAATGGGGGATGGGCAATGTTCGTTTCTACTCCACGGGGTAAGAATTTACTATGGGATCTATACCAGATAGCAACTAATTCAGAAGACTGGTTCTGTTCTAAGTTAACAGTAGATGATACACAACATATATCAGTATTTGAAATAAATAAGGAAATTGAAGAAGGATTAATTTCAAATGAGCTTGCAATGCAAGAATATTGGACATCGTTTTTACGTGGAATCGAAGGTTCTATATATAATAAATATATCGACAAGATGCGTGTAAAGGATCAAATAGGCAAAGTGCCTCATGAGATTGGCTTTAAGGTAAACGTTTGCTTCGATTTAGGTGTCCGAGATAGTACTGCCATATTGTTTTATCAATGTATTGGTCAGACAGTAAGAATTATAGACTGCTATGAGAACTCTAAAGTTGGCCTTGAGCATTATGTTAATGTTATACGTAGATATGAACAGGAAAAAGGATATTCATACGGCAAGTTTATAGCACCACATGATATAGCTGTGAAAGAATTTGGTTCAGGTATGACACGCTTGGAGAAGGCAAAGAACTTAGGTATTAACTTTATTATATGTCCTAATATATCAATTGAAGACGGTATAGAAGCTGTTCGTACAACAATGTCTAAGATCTGGATTGATGAAAGCAATTGTAAGATATTTTTGAAGGCTATTGAGAATTATAGGCACCAATGGGATGAGAAAAGAAAAGTATATTCAGCTGCCCCGCTACACGACTGGGCCTCAAACTTTGCAGATTGTTTACGCTACCTTGCAGTATCATTGCCAAAAGTTAAAGATAATAATTCCCCTGAAAAGATAGAAGATAACTATAGAAAAGCTAGGTATGGGACAGATTTTGATGTGCCTGCACCATTTAGACAACCGAATAGGTATTAGATATGGAATGGATTAGCGTTAAAAAGATGTTGCCAACTGATATGGCTCAACAAGTAGATGGCTATGACCCGTATAACTATGTTTACATTTGTGGTCGTAATAGTGCTGGCATGTTTGTATTTTCAATAGGTCAATTCACTAGCCATGATATGAAATGGAAAATACTTGATGAACATACTGTTGAAGGTGAAGAAAGTGGTGACGGTTATTATTCGGACATAGGAAGAATGCAGTTAAATCCAGAAGATATTACACATTGGATGATAGTTGAAATGCCGTGGGGATTATAATGCCAACCAATAAGTTCGTTAAGACTTTGCTCTATACTCTATTGCTCTTTGCAATTCCGTTCTTTCTAATGGTATATGCTCTTCGCTGTGAGCGGCTGAGACTATCATCACAAAAGAGATTAATTGATAGATTGATAGAAAAACAGCGACATGAAACTAGATATAGAGATGTTGTTGATATCAGTGATGATTTGCCTGAAAGGTATTGATGGAGAATTTAGATTTTCCTATTCCACGTAATATAATAAAACTAAAGAGAACGACTCCTGAACAACCTTGTCCCAAATGTCCGGAAGGTCACAAAGGTCTTTGGAAGCATGATATAGATACGGATAATTATGAATCTTTGTTCAAAAAGGATGAATAATGGAGAACTACAAGAACGCAAGAGACCTGCTGAAGAAGCATCTCTTTGATAAGTTAATGTGCGAAAGATTTGGATGGGAGATTAGGGTTGGTAATCACGAATTCATAATAGATGCTGCTCTTACACTTGAAGAGAACGAAGAGAAAATTGAAACAGTAGAAGAAATTATTAGGCACTTGATATATGAGCTAGATACTTATTTGTTTGAAATAGAAGCTAATCACCACTACCAGAACATACCAACGATCTTTCATTTATTGCAGATGTCCATTGAGTTTGATGATACGCCTATTAATCCAGATGAAGTATATGAGGTTGATGAAACAACACTACAGCGTCATCCTAATCTAACAGAAGAAGCGATTACACAAGAAGATACGGAAACAAGATATTGTTTTTCAAGAGTAAGTAAAGAGGTAGAGAATGTTTTGCAAGATTAAAAGTTTCTTAGCTGTTATGGGTCTAAAACCCAGTGATATAAGCATAAGCCTTAAAGCTGTTCCAACTGGCATAGAAGATGTTAAAGCTGTCGAACAACGCAAACGAATAGCAAAAGCCTTTGAGATGCAACACGAGGATTTACAAGCAAGAGCATTAGTTGCCCATGGTGCTGATTGCGACGACCCTTTATTTTGTGGAAAGCAGCCATGTTTCAAATGGGAACCAGATAAAATTGTCGCTGATTCTCTTAAATTAGTGGCAGGTAGACCACCTAAAATAAAAGTTGAAATTGAAGCAAAAGAAGAGTAGATTTCGATCAGACTTAATCCCGTTGATAGATCTACAAATCTATTAAAAACAGATTGAAGCAACCAGGAAAAGTTTAGACACTCGTTGTGTCGACAGGTAAAGCTTAAATGTGATCTAATACTTCTAGGCTCACTTGCCCTGAGCCTAGATTGTTAGTTTTTTTCCATCAGTCTTGATATATTTCCCAGAGATGAAGCTATCGAAAGCTGAATCTCAAGGGAAATCAGTTCTTGAGGACTTATAGCTCCCTTCTTATCCAATTCTTCCATTGCCTCACGTATTTGTGGCCATGTGCGATATCTAGATTCTTTTTTAGATTCATTTTG